TTCAGAATGTGAAGACTTCCATCACTAAATTGTTGCTGCATATCATCAATATTATCTTTTTTTGTAAGATTGTCAAATTGACTTGTGGAATCTGGAAATCCTAATCCAAGTAACCAATTATGTATTGCCATGTAATTGGTTAGATTTTCATCTACTAAAAAGGTAAGTCTAAAGTCTCCATAGGATAACTTATCACCAGGAACATCAATGTCTTTGAGATATGTCGGTTGAAGTGCCGTTCCTAAATTGATTTCAGGTATCTTTGCGGCATTGCAGAAAAAAGCAACCTTTGGTTCCTTTGCCAAAGTAAATTTGAACCCAACAGGTGATAAGAAATTCCTATTTCCTATCTGTTTGTCAAAAGCGGTTGCCATTTGTTTTTATTTGTATTTAGATAAAAAAAGAGACCCCGAAGGGTCTCTGTGAGAAATATGTGAACGGATGATCACATGAGGTTTGCAACCTTGACTCTTCTGTAGTAACGGTTGTCGTTAGCGAGGATAGCGCCAGGATTGGTTCCTTGGTTAGCACCAGCGAATGGATTAGCGACCATGCCGTAGCGGGTCTTAAATCCGATTTTTGGCTGGAAGGTGTTCTCACCAACGGCACGAACCATTTGGAGAGGAACATATGGGCAATAGAACAGACCTGCGTCATAAGGTGAAGAACCCTTATAACCGACGACGTAATACTGACCATTGCTTGCTGAACCAGAAACAGGGTTCTGACCACCAGCATAAGGATCGATGTATACGCGATACTTACCAGCAAGAACACCAGCGAAGGTGTTACCAGTGTCATCAACGTTCAGGTTAGCGTTGAGTGCAGGGGTGTAGTCGAGAACGCCAGCCATGGTGAGTGCCGAAGCAACATCAGCAGAGCAGAGGATCATGTTACCCTTTCCTCTACGGGTTCTCTGAGCGATTGCGTTAGCATCACGCTCGATCTGGAAGATCAGACCCTTGAACTTCTCAACAGACCAACGACCGTTGGAGTCAACGTCGAGGTCGAAGGTTCCCTGAGTAGCAACGTTTGCGGTTGCACCAGTCTCTGCAGACTTATAGATGGTTCTGATGACTTCACGGTTGATCTCAGCCAGGATCTCAGTGGAGAGAATGTTGGCGAGTTCTGCTTCTGCATTCAGACCGTGAATTGCCTTCAGATCCTGAGCGAGCTCGAGTGAATACTCAGCTTTCAGAGCGCGTGACTTTGCAGTAACGGTGACTTTCTCGATCGAGAATGCCATTTCCTGGAAATCATTTCCAGTTTCTCCAAGAGCTTCAGCAGTCTGGGTATCCATACCACGACCGACTGAATAAGCAGCCTGGGTGGAGTTGGAAGAAGGATTCAGAGCACCAGGATTTTCACCTGTTTGATCTGCACCGAAACCTTGGGTTGCGCCATCAGAGCTGGCAACATAAGGATTGGTGGAATGCGAACCATCGGTACCAATACCAGAATGTGCGGTATCTGCTTCATCGAAGAATGCTTCAGCTCCAGCGTTATTGTCATAACGGGAACGCATTGCAAAGATGAGACCAGTAGGTCCGTTCATTGGTTGAACGCCTGCGAGGTCATAAGCGACCAGGTTAGGCATGGAGCGTCTGATCAAGGAGATCAGAACGGGATCGAAACCAGTGAGAGCGCCAGATGCCTGACCACTCAGACCTGCAACAGCGCCGCTGGATGCAGTGTGGTTGGTTGGGGTTTCTCCGAGGAATTCTCTTTCCTCACGGAGCATTTTTTCTTGGTTCTCCAGGAGAACTGCGGTAACCATTCTCTTATGTGCATCTGAGATGCCGCCGAGACCCTCATGGTTGAGGATAGGTGCCCACTTCTCCTGCAGATGTTCTACATTGAACTGCTGCATTTGAATTTTACCTCTTAAAAGTTTTAGTTTGACTTATAATTTAAAAATCACTTTTTAGAAACTCTAGTCAGAGTATCGAGATAAGACTCCATCAAACCAGACACTGCTGGTTGGGTGGCATCTTCGGTGCTCTCAGAAATATTCTCTGAATTGTCTCTTTGAGTACCAGTTGCTGGGAAATAAGAATTTCTCAGAGTTACCAGTTTCTCACGATAGTTGTCTTCACCATCAAACTCAACATTTTCGGCAAGAGAAGCGAGTTTATCCTTCTGTGAAAGTGCAAGACCTTCGCAGACCTCGGAGAAGATTGCATCAGCAACCGACTCGGCTAATCTTTGATTTAAAGCAATATTAGACTTAATTTGCTCGTTGAGTTTATCTTCCATCTCATCAAGTTTTTCTACCATGCTATTAAGCACATCATATTTTTCTTCAGGAATAGTTACATAATGATCTTCAAAAAGACTCTTCATTCCGGTGAGGAATGATTCGGTCATTTCAGTCTTAAGACCTTGCTCGACTGCGAGTTGATTTTCGGCCATCCACTGCTGAGCAACATACTCAAGATAAGCATCGACTCTATCAGTCAGTTCTTCCTTAATTGCAAGAACTTCTTCTTCAAGAGTTGTTTCATATTGTGCTTTCAGTTCTTCTTGAACTTCAGCGACTTTTGCCTGGATAGCAGTTTCAAAAATGGTGCGTGCTCTCTCTTCGAATTCCTCAGAGAGTTCCTCTCCTTGAAGAAGTGCATTGATATCTTCTTCGATATCATACTCAGCAACAGTCTCTTCCTCTTCGGAAACTACTTCTTCAGCAGTCTCTTCTTCGGAAACGATTTCTTCTTCTGAAATTTCCTCTTCGGAAACTACCTCACCTTCAACCTCTTCCTCTTCCTTTGCCATTTTAGGCATCGCTTCTGCAGGTTTGGCACCTCTGTTTACAACATCTTTAACTGTTGCAACTTTTGGTTCGGCAAGTTTAGCAGAATTATCATCTGCCTTATAGTTTTCTGGAGTTGGGCCACCGAGATCTTCCCAAGAACCAGTTTGACCAGCAGGAATACCTGTGGTTAACTTTGGCATTGGTTCAGCTGCAGCAGCACCTTTGGTTACTACGTTTTCCATTTCTTGTAAATTGCTACCAACGGACATTTGGATTAAATATTTTTTGTATTAATCTATATTTATTTATAAATCAAAGATCTAGAAGAAATTGTTTAAATAAGTCTAACTTATGTTCTTCTAATCTTCTTTGATCAACAAGAGTATTGATTCTCTTTTGAGTTTTTTCTGCGAGTTGTTCGCGAAGAATTCCTCCTTCCCAAACCCACTCTTTTCCTTCCATAATTCCCTGAACAAATGCATCAGGAGCAGAAGGATCAGCGACGATATCAGCAGCAGTTGCTAACATGAAATCTTCACCAACAACTTTACAACCACTACGATCTTCTCTCAATGATCCAACACCACGAGAAGAAACACCAAGCATTACACCTTCATCAAGAAGAGAAGATGCAATCTTACCCATAGGAGTATTGAGGATTTGTGCCTTTCCTTTAAAATTACTACCCTCTTGAACAAGAGAAGTAATTTTGTGAGAAACACGATCAAGGTTCACAGTAGGGCCGTCAGGGTGGCCAAGTTCTCCGAGAGCACGACCTTTCTTGACGAAAGTTTCGTTGTATCTTCCAACCTCACGGGAAAGAGTTTCCATAGGATACATTCTACCGTTACGGTTTTTAATATCACCTTGGAGGAATACACCTTCGATATAGAGTTTCTTACCTGCACCTTTACCTTCGGTAATAATCTTTACGTTTGAAATTTCTTCTGTGATAAGTTTCATTGTTTATCCTGTGAATCCTACTTTAAATCCTTTTACTGATGAATCGGATGCTGAAATTTGATCGTTTGGTCCTTTCTCAAAAAACTCAATTCTTCCAGCAGGCATTGATACTGTTGCAGTGTTTGCATATCCAGTAGTGGTGCTTTTTGCAACACTTACTGTTTGAGTATCTGATGCATGACTATTCCAAACTCTAATAACAGTTGCATTGTCTAAAGTAGTTGCCGCATTGAGTGCAACTTCAGCTCCAATTCCAACTAATAAAGTTCTTGACATTATTCTTGATCCTCTGATTCTAGTTGATCATCAAACATTGATGCTCCAACAGTAGGTCGAATAGCGTCTATTTTTTCTGCTGCTTTTGCATACAAAACATCTTTAATTTTGTCACTAATATCAGATGCAGACTCATCCGCACCGATTAGATTTACAATTTCTTCCATGAAAATTAATAATAACTATATTTTCTATTTATATCTCAGCAGATTTTCCGTTTGCTTTGGTTATTCCACTTTGAGATTCTAAATCTTGATCCATAGGAACATCTCCTAGTGCAGCACCGCCACCTGGAAGTGGTTCTCCAGTAACAGGATCAATTGCATTTGGATCTGGAATAATCCCATCAGCAATTTCTTGTTCTATTTGAGCATCAATCTCTTCGATTTCTGTGTCAGTTTGACGTAAGATTTTTCTTCTTACATATGAATTCGAATAATACTTACCAATATAAGGCTCAATGGTTGCAAGAATGCCAAGACGCTCATTGAGCATTTCAGTTTCTTTTAATTCTGCAAACTGATTATCATACAAGAAATCATATTGAATATGATCATTAATTTTATCCCAATCTTCGACAGATACAATATTTTTGAGAATTAATTGAGTTTTTAGCATGTCACTGAACATCTGAGCAAATCTTTTTCTCAGACGACCAACAAACTTGGCAAACTTAAGTTCATCTCTTAAAATCTCAGAAGAACGACCGAGATTAAATCCACCATCGGCAGCAATTCTTGATTCGGGAACTCCAAGTGAACGATAAAGTTTCTTTTGGAAGTATTCAATATCTGAAAGTTCGCCAAGATTTTGACCACCTGGAAGCGTGGAGATTTCAGTTCCTCTACCACCCTCACGACGAGGGAGCCAGAAGTCTTCCATCATGCTCATGAATTTACGATCATCACGAACTTCGCCAGTGTTCGCATCATAAACTAACTTGTTACGATAACGCATCATAACGTCACGAAGATATTGTTCTGCCTTTACTTTAGGAAGATTGCCAACATCAATATAGAAAATACGACGTTCTGGTGCTCTTGATAATCTATAGATAACGAGAGAATCCTCAATCATTCTGAGTTGATTGAGTGACTTAATTGCCTTGTGAAGATATGAAAGAACTGAACCCTTATTTCTATCAACCAATCCGGAAGTGCAATATGTGATTGCGTCTTTTGCAATTTTTACACCTTTACTTGCTCCACCACTGCTGTAGTTATTAGTTGGATATTGTGGTTTTGGTGTGTATACAAAATACTCTTCAATTTCTGGTGCTAATATGTTATTTTCGTTATCACGACCAGTGATTGTTGGATTAATTAAAACATTTGTTTTATCTTTTTTCTTTTCTTGGCGAACAAACTTCATTTTCATGGGATCAATGAATCTCAATTCTTTAATCCCTTCTTGAGGTTTTTTAAGATCTATAACTTTATGGTAGTATAATCTACCATCAACATACCAATTTCTAAAGATTTCGTGTGATTTTTTATCAAAATCAAGAAGTTCCTTAATGTATTTAAATTCTTCTCTGATTGCCTTTTTTAACTTGTCTGTTGCATTGAGATTTGAAAGTTCAATCTCAATAGGTGAATCATAAAGGTCACTGACAAGTGCCTCATTGACAACATCTTCGATAGCATTGTCACACTCTGGGTGCAACGACATTTCTCTATATCTTCTGATTAAATCAAATTCTGTTCTATATTGACCTTCAATATCTACATACGAACCATAAAATCCACTGCTTATATAGTTGTCAACCCCGTCCTCATTATTTTGAGGAACGGGGGAAACTATACCTTTGGATTTTTTTTCTGAATCCTCAATAGAAAAACCAAAAAGTTTTGCCATAGTATAAACTGACTAGACTGTTATTTTACTATTTAGTTGATATCTTCTCCACCTGCTTGATCAGCAGTTCCTCTAAATGCTTCCCACCAGTGAACTTGGAGTTCTACTGTGAAATCTTGAATAGTGTCAGTTGTTTCATAATTAAGATCCATTGCAGAAAGATTTGTTGGGAAAATATCCCAGAACTTATAAGATCTGAGAACAGAACCATCTCTATCAAGTTGCTTAACGATTGCATCCTTCTGATAATCAACTGGATTAGTAAGACCAGTTGCATCACTCATTCTATTAATTGTATTCATCCACTTTTCAAAAGCAGAACGAATTGAGAAATCAACATCATTGATGACAGTGATTGTCCATGTTTCAAATGTTCTATCTCCTGCAACTTTCAGAATACGACCTCTGAAAGGAATATCAACAGAAGCAATTGTAGAGGCAGGCAGAGCTGCTGCCTTTACAAGAAATCTTGACTTCTGGAGAACATCATTTTCAACAGCAACCGAAGATGGGAATGCTAATTCAACTTCAAATAGATTGGGTCTTGCACCACCACCAGTTAACTTACTCTTAAAATCACTGATCGTTCTTACTGGTGAGGTATTACGTTGTTGGCGACTAGGCATTTTTCTTTAAACCTCTAAATTAAACGTTACCGATAACTTCTTCAAATGAAACACCAGTTCTGGTGGCAACAAATGTAAGACCAATGAAGTTAATTGATCTTGCAGGTTTGATGTAGATGTCAGCAATAAATTCATTATTATCTATAATCGCAGCAGTGTTATTTGTCTCATCACAAATAACAACATAATCTTGAATTCCTCTCTTTGCCTGAACATCACGGAGGAATGGTTCGACGATATTTACAAAGTTGGTTCTTGTGATCTCATCGTTGAATTCAAAAAGTTGATCTCTTGCTGCTGCAGAAATTGCATCTTCCAGATAGATGAAGAGACGACGAACATTGATGCGATCAAATGCTGACGACTTGGCAAGACCTGTCTTATCACCAAAGAGAACAATACCAGATCCAGGTGAGAAGATTACTGGATTTACTCTTGCGGAGTAGAGTCTATCTCTCTGTTCTTGGGATGGATTATATGCAAGTTTGACTGCATTCAGAATTGCACCTCTTGTAGTTCCTGCAGGTGAGAACCATGGGAAGTTATCAATATCATTACGGGCACAAAGACCAGCAATGTCTCCATTCAGAGGAACATAACGGAAGGTGTTTGCAAATCTATCATACATGTACTTATAACCACTATCAAAGATTGCATATGATGAAGATGTCATTCCACCATAGAAACCTAATACATTATCAGTAATGGTTTCATCATTGTTAACAGTAACTGTTCCGACCGCAGAATCTGATAAGAATGCACCTCTATATGGTGAGATGAATGCCAAGGCATCTTTTCTCTTATCAGCAACTGCAATCAACTTTGTTGCAAGTGCTGCTGCTTGTGCTGAACCATAGTTAGCGGAACCCATGATTAAGAAATCTACAGAATAATTTTCTGTATTTTCAAAAATATTATACCCAGAAACTAATTTATCCAGTGATGGTGCAAGTGCTCCAGATGCTTCAATATCAGAACCACCATCATAATCTAATCCACCAGTTAATGTATAATTTTTAGTTCCAGTTCCACCAAAAATAATAGGACCACTAACAGCATCTTCTGCAGTCTGATCCCATCCGGTGTCAGTTACTGCGGTGAATCCAGAACTAAATCCTAATGCGGCAAGACCAGTAGGTGCTCCACCAGCAAAAATGTTAGAAGAATTTGATTGAAGATACTTCCTCCAATATGAGGGAGATCCAACAGAGAATGTTGCATCCTTTGCTTTAGAAAGATTTAAATGCTTTTCAAGGATGGTTCCAGCATTTCCAGTAATCTTTCCTTCACCATCAATCACAACTACATGAAGTTCATCGAATCTTGAACCTCTATCAGATGCATATTGAGAAGTTCCTGGTCTTTCTGCAACAGTGTTCCACTTAATTGTTTTTACGGTAGTGGTATTACCAGACACTTCTTTGGAAACATGAAGTTCCTGTGCATCAAACCAATCTGCTACAACAGATACTGTTTGTTGCGATGTGTTACCATCAAGAAAAGCACTAACAGAAACAAACTCGGATCCAATTTGTAAGAATCCGCCAGCATTAACTCTATCGGTTCCGAGACCAGTTGCAGTTGTTGTTAATCCAACATTCGTGGCAGAACCTGAAATATCTGCAGTTACTGTTGCAACAGCAGTTGTTTTAGTCAAATACTTAACTGTCGCACCATCGACATGTTCTGTTGCAACTGTTGATTCTGCACCTCTGGTAATACCGGTAATTTGACCAACACCAACGGTTGCAGATGCCAAACTAATTAACTCACTTCCGATTACGAGGAAGTTTCCTGCACCTACACTAACACCAGCGGTTGCAATGCCGATAGAAGTTCCAGTATCAGAAAGGGATAAACCACCGGCATTATCAACTACCAATGATGAACTTAAGAAATATGCATTAATTGAATCTCCAGCAGTAGCAGATGCTGCTGACGATCCAAGTGCTCCTCTTGTAATGTTTACAGAAGTTGATCCTGCACCAGCACCTACAAAGTCTGTTGTTCCAGTGGAGAACTTATACTTTCCATTATAAGTATAATCTATGGTAGTTTCGGTTCCTGCTGCAGAAACGTGAGAAACAAACTTAACGTTAATCTTATTGTTGCTAGAATCTACACCAGTGATGATTCCCTTATAGTAACCATCAATAGTTACTACTGTTCCTGCTGCATCACCTGTTCCAGAAACTTGAGTATTTGCAGGAACAGCTTGAGAAACGCCAAGACCAACAGATAATCCTGAAGTTGATGAAACAGTTAAAGTTTGATCTGCTAATCCATCAATGATACCAATTCTGATTCCATTTGCCCAAGAACCTGGGTTTTTAGAAACCACAACTTGACCACCGGCAATAATATTCTCATCATATTGAAGTTGCTCATAGTGCTCAATATTTTTAATCTTAATTGCAGATCCGTTAGAAACTGCATTCTTAAGATCATCGTCGTCAACTCTAACAACTCTCATTTGGCCGCCATATGCCAAGAATGAAGATGCAGTTAACCAATGCTCATAGTGCTTATCATTATTATATGGTTTGCCAAAATTATCAAGTAAATTTTTCTCTGATCCGATTAAAGTTGGGAGATCGACTGGTCCTTGTGCAAAAGGTGCAACAAGAGCGCCAATTCTTGCGGAAGTAGGATCAACCCTTCCAGTAGTAAGGTCTACTTCCCTTACCCTAATCCCAGGAGATGCTAAATTTAATGGCATCTTGTTTTTCCTCGCAATCCAAATTTATCTAAAAATATTTATGGAAAAGGGTATTTTCATTGGGGAAACCATGCGTGAATATCTACCAATCGGGATATTCCCAATCCAACTTCTTTTTCTTTTTTGACTTAACTCTTTTTATAGTGCATTCTTTACATTCATATGAGTATGCAGATGGTAATGTTCCCCTATCCCTTCTGGTCAGATAGTAATCATCCATCAAACTCTTAACCTTCTTACACACTCTACATTTACGATCAAAGAACAATAAGTGTTCAAGTTCTATTTGATCATCAAAATCCATTACTTGTAATCCCACATATAAGACATATCGCCATATTCATCAGTAAACCATCTATCTCCAGACTTATCTACAAAAGTTGAGTCATTGTCAAATCCATCGGAAATAAATCCAAATGGTGCCATATCCTGTTCTATCTGATTTTTTTGCTCCTCATATATCCTTTTTCTAACATCATTCTCAGTCATCTCTTTGAAGTAGTCTTGTGCGACTAACCAAGCAAAAAGAACAAGGCACATTGCCAAATCATCGTTACATCCTTCCTCTGCCTCAAAAGAATTGTGCTTTTGGGCAAATGTTGTGAGTTCCGAAATAATTTCATAATCAAGAGTAAGTAATTTGTAGTCTTCAATAAGAGTTTTTAAATTGGAACACCCAAGTTTTTTAACAGCAGATGTTGTTCTAACTCCAAGTTGAGTTTTACTTCCAGAAAATCCTTGACCAACAACTTGACCATTTCTACCTCTCATTGATGACATGAGGATATTTTCATATTCTAAATCATAGTGAAGAATACTAGCAACCTGATCACCAATATCATTGACCTCTACCAACAACCAAGCATTGTTATATCCTTTTCCAACATCTGCAATGATACTGGGAAACAGCATCGGTTTTATTTGATTATTCCTATACTTTGCAACAATTTTATATGGAAATTCTGTAATATCAACAACAATAAATGCAGAATAATCATTGCCCAATCCACGTGCAACGTCTACTGTCAGTAAATAATTGTGATCCTCGATTGGTTCTTCGTAAACATCTAATCCAGCATTTCTCTGTATTGGGTTTTCATATATTAAACTTTTAAGAACTGATGGATTAATTAGTGTGTTAATAGATCCTAAAAATTCACATTCAAACTCAACACGAAACTGTTCTTCTGATGTGTTTGCAATTGTCTGTTCTTTCCATACTAAATCTCTGCCAGGAACTTCAGACCAGTGTACCTCTGTCGGAATATATTCATTTTTACCTCTTTCGGCATCGTGCCACATACGGTAGAAATGATTCATACCATGTGGGGTGGATACGATAATTACTTTGGTGTTTTTACCAGAAGTAATAGTAGGATAAACAGATGCAAAGAACGAGTCAGCAACGTGATTTGGCACAAACGCGAACTCGTCGAGAAAGAGGATGTTAAACGACATACCTCTGACAGCACTTGCAGACGTAGAAGCTGCCAATATCTTACTGCCATTTTCCAACTCCAGAGATCCTTTGTTCCATGATATGATACCCTGTTGCATCCAACGAGGCAAGTTTTCGTAAGCAGTCTGTAATCTACTTAAAAGTTCTCTTGCTGTTGCTGCTTTGTTAGCGAGGATGCCAATATTAACACTATCGTTAAAAACTGCATAGTGAAGCAAGTAAGATACGACAGTTGTAGATTTG